GATCTCTTTATTGGTCTGCTGCACAAAGAATACTCTGTTAGCCAATACCTCCGGAGTCACAGGCGCGGATCCGTCATAACTCTGTGCCCTTGCGTTGAAATTAAGCGGAGTAATTACTCCATTATCAGAGCTGCTGATACGGAACTCAGTCCCGGAAGTAAGAACTATAAGTTCCGAGAGCGGCACCATGCTGAGGATCCTGGATACTCTTCTTGAAGTCAGAGTCCTCGTGATGCCGTCATCGTCCTTGATCGGGCTTGATATGCCGAACTCATTGTATGCCCCTGTCTTTGACCCCCATATTGTCTGAGGTTGAGTCTTCGAGCCTCCCATAAAGAGGCGGTCCTGGAAGAAAGCGCCGCAACGGGGATAGCCATATGTATTTCCCCACGCAGGCTCACTCCAGAGCTTCGTGGCAGTGCCAAACTCACCTACGGCAGATGTCTGTGTCCCTACTGCGACCTTTGCCGTTGTGACGCTTGTAATGCGCACAGAAGAGATCTTTGTCGCTGACTTGGAGTGCAGCTGTACCGTCATTGACGAGACTGGTATCGGAGGAGTGCCGGAAGGATCCCCGGCATTAGTTTTGATCGTATACGTGACCTGATACTCAGCAAAGTCCTCATCCTCGACCCCTGAGATAGCCAAATCCCTGTCTCTTTGTACGGTATACTTGCGCAGATCCTGCCATGCGCCTCCGCTGTACCGGCGCTGCACCGTGAGCGAACCTTCCCACCATTGGGATACCGTAGGACCCTGTCCTGTGGTTACCAGTTCCCACTCTCCCCAGATGCCCAGGGGGCCTAGAGTACCGGAAACATCGGTGCCTGACGTGACTGTATCCTTATCCTCAACCTCTGATACTCTCTGCCGCAGCCTAAACTCCTGTCCAACGTGGGATGCGACAAATGTGTCAGCAGAGGCAGTAAGTGTCACAGTTCCATCCATGTTCTTGGTTGGAGTTATCGTTACATCTGTTGTGTTTTCGTCCTGATATGGGCCTCCCACAGTCTGGAATACGGCCAGAGTCCAGTCATTATGATCCTTACGTGTCAGGGTATACGGAGGATAGCTGGGATGGAACAGCCACACAACGTCAGCGCTCTGCACCCAAGAGATATCATCGAGATCCGCTTCTTCGTATGGAGATGCTATTTCATAAATTTCCTTGCCTGCAGTTAGAATGATGCCATCCGGGAGCCACCAGCGTATATATTTATCTCCAAACTCCATCGCATACGCCTGATCCTCGTCAGAGTTATACTCAAACGGTATCAGACGGCACTTCTTAGCCGCGTTCTTGGCTTCTCCGAGCAGGATAGTGCCGGTACGCCTCGATACGCCTCCGTAAACATGTACAATGAAATTCCGCAGACGAGCCAGTGCTGTCTGGTACCGACCTATATCGACCCTGCCGTATAATTCGGGAGTTATCTCACCTGTTGTGAACGATCCTTGGTAGACAGGTTTGGTCATCTCAGACTACCTCCTTGCGTCAAGCCATGAAGTCGGCAGCTCAAAGTAACCGTGTGATTCTGACGCATCGGTTACAAGAGCAAGACCGAGTGCCTGCTGATACATGCTGTTGCAGTTCCCGGCTATGTCCTGTGACTTTGTAAGGGCAAGGGCTATTCTTGTCGCAAGCCCCCACGTGATAACTTCGACAAATGCCGATGGCCATAGCGATGCGTCTTCCACCCTTACCCTGCATTCAGCCCATGCGTTAGCTATATCTGTACAGATACGCCGCTTCTCCCCCAGCTGTACATCAAACAGCCTGTGGGACGGAGCCTGCTGCCCGTACTCTGTACCAAACTGTACGACCCGCTCCACGAACTTGCCTGACTCGTCCTGCACTGCCTCATACACCCTCTGTACATTTAGTGCATTGACAGGATAGGCGTATATGTATACCCACCCGGGGATGACAGAGACAGCATCACGCACCAACATGATCTGCTGCTTGTTGAAGCCCCACGAATATGCCCCCTGCAGATAATCCCTCACATGAGCATAGAAATTGCCGCAAATACGTGCCTGCTGTGTCGCTTCTGTGAATGACACTATCGGCTCAACTCCGAGGTTAGCCAGTGCCATATTGCATATATTGATATCGGATGATACTGCCATTGCCAACACCACCTTGGAATAATATGTTTCTGAATAAAGCCGAAGGGCAGGAGCCTAAGCCCCCGCCCCGTAGTTATTACTGCTAGATTGCCAGATCTTTGACGAGGAATGCTGTCATATTCCCCGCGCTTACTGTACCTGTCCAAAGCACCCTGAGATAGCGTTCACAGCCCTTAGGCAGACGGCCTTTGAAGATGTTGCCTGTCGCTGCGCGGTCTGCCGCTGCTATAGACAAAAGTTTGGTTGCGCTGGAGAAATCGCTGTTATCGTCTGTTTCCAGGTCGAATCCGAGATTGCCGGTAATGGCTGTGGTCACGCTGACTACAAGCCAGAGGGCATCATAGGAATCGCCCGCAGCTCCCTGATCAACAATGTTAGTAGATGCGCCTGCTGCTGTCACAGACTGTTTGTCTGCGAAAATAAGCTCTTTATCGAGAATCATTGTTCATTCCTCCTTAGGCCACAACTGCTTCTGTGTCTTTGATGGCGTCACACACACGGATCGGTATGCCGCGGTAGGTAGTTACAGGCTCTCCGTCCATCTGGCCCTGAGTCAAATAGACATTGGTCTTGACCTGGGCCTGCAGATCGAGATATGTCGCAACTGTGCTGTTGCAGTAGATAACCTTGCGTCCGGAGTACCTGTTGATCTTATGGTACGCCATGGTCAGGTAGTCAAACAGTTTGGCTGCGCCGGATGTGCCCAGTTTGGTCGTGTCTATGTTGCAGATACGGACGTTCCTGCGCCAGTCGCGTACCGTAAGTCCGCAGTCCCACTGGTAATGGCTGCGGAAGCCCTGGAAATGCCCGCCTGCCCCATCATCAAGGGTCACTTCTCCGAGATCCTCATGCTTGAAGCCTGCAGTTGAACCCTTCGGGAAAATGCCGTGTGTTGCCAACTGGTCCCATGTCACGAACCACAGTGAGGTCTGCTTGTTTGACGAATCCCCAAGTGCGCTGATCACGTTGGCCGCACTGTCAACTCCTGTCAGTTCGGCATAGCGCGGGGCGAGTCCGACAAACTTCTCGGGAGAAGTTTCATCGCCGTAAAAAAGGACATCTGCCATTGCCTGGTTCATAGCCTCCAGAAATGCCATGTCCTCGCCCAATCTCCATGCCGCAGTGTTGTTGTTGATCTGGGCAAGTTTTTTATCAACCTCTGCGTAGGCTTCAAGCATTGCGCAGTGGTCTGTTACTTGCTTTGTCGTACTCTTTGACGGCTGGACCCCATAGTTCAGCATCCTCCATGTTACTGAAGGAAGCCCTGTCCTTACCGTGGTAAGATGTCCGGTTGGCAGATTACCTTCCATCCACAGCATATCCTTAAGGATCGGATTCTCTTTTGCAAGAAGCTCGATGATCTTCTGGATCTTGCCGTTAGGATCAGACCTCTTCGCAAAATCCATCAATGTTGCTACATTTCCAATAACGCTCATATCACATACCCCCTATTTCATATTTGATTTGTCGTAGAGAATCGACACAAGGTCTTTCTCGCCGGCAACACTACCTTGTACATAAGCGCCCTCTGAGAGCGCCAGACCTGCTCTGTAAAGAAGCCTCAATATTGCCGGATTGCTTGACAGCCTTGCTTCACTGATGACCATCAGTGCATCTTCGCAACCTAGCTTAGTTGCAGCAGACCGCGCTATTTTCATCTTCTCTCCCAAGTCAGCACCACCAAGCTCTTCATCTGCGCGGACAGCCGCTTCCCACTTGTCAATCAGCTTCTGCGTTTCTGCTTCGACTGTCTTTGTCAGCGTTGCATCCTGTTTGAGAGCCAGGTTGTTCTGCAGATCTATCAGCTTCTGTGCCTGCTCCTGCGTCAGCCCCATCTCCTTGAATATGTCCTTCGCAAGAGTCATTGTTTCTTCATCGACCTGCAGCTGCTCGGCGATCTTAAAATCACCGTATTCCACAGCCTTGTCTTCTGGCTTGTCATCCCCCGCTGGCTTCCCTGCGCCCTCCTTGTCAGCATCCGCTGTTCCGAGGAGTCCTGCCTTGTCTACGGCATCACCATCTCCACCCCCTCCTGTATCAACTTTTGACTGCTGTACTGCAGCAGTATCGTCTGCTGTTGCTGCCTGTCCTACTGTCGTGTTATCCGCTGCCTGCCCTACTGTCGTGTTATCCGCTGCCTGCCCTACTGCCTGCTCAACTGCACTAGCGTCATCGCTGTTCGTCATTCCCTAATACCTCCAATTCTTTCCTGTGATTATTAACACGGAGAAACATCATCCGCATTACATGCCCTGCCCTGCCGTACATACGTGCAAGCAAGCGCCCTGCGCTGTTGTCCCGTGATTGCTCCAGCAGCTCCAGTATTTCTATTCCTACGCTCCTCCTGCCCTCTGCGTAAGCCATTGTTATTGGATCTGTGACATCGTTTGTCTCGAATATCCCTGTGGAGGCCAGCAACTGCATGAGAAAGGCCTCCCCGTCATCTGTCTGGGAAAGCCTTTCCAATGCGATTCTATCCTCATTCAGCCACTGCTCTGTTTTCTGCTGTTGTTTGTCGTTCACTGCTGTACACCACCCTCAGCCATTGCCCCTGCTATCTGCCCCAATAAATTATTGGGAGTAGGTTCTGCTTCAGAGAGGGCCTTGGCTGCACCCGGCACAACCTGTGCCTCTGCCATTGCCTGTTCTCTCTGCTGCATTTCCTGCTGCCGCTGCGCTCTGCCTTGTCTGATCTGCGCTATTACCTCTTCCTCCCGCATCAACTCAGCCGGGACCCCAAGATCACTTGCATACCTGACAGCCGTCTTGTCCATGTCTATGTTGTCCAATATCTGCGGATCTACAGCAGACATGTTGCCCAAAAAACCCATGTAGCGATCCACAGCACCTATTGCAGCCATCCTCTGAGCAAGGATCAGCGGAGAGAGATACTCAACTCTGATCTCTCGGCCTATTATTTCCTGTGGGGGTTCCGGCAGCAGTCCCTGCCTTTCTAGGATCGCGAATGCCCTGTCGATACATGGTCGCAGCATCTCCCTGTCAAGCCTCTGAAGCACAGGCCCGATCATGAGTAATTTTTCGTTGTGGAGTTCGTTTATCTCTGTAGCTGTCCTGTCTCTTTGCTCTCTGTTGGGGTCTGTGAGCAACGAGAGGAACATGTTGACGTAGAAGGCCCTCTTTATCCTCTCTTCGATACGTGCTATCTCATACGCTGTATCCTGCAGATTAGGAGTGACCTGTAGTATAGGCTTGATGCCCTGATCCCCTGTGCTGGAATCGTACCAGTTCTGCGCAGCGGGAAGCAGTGATATGCGCCCCCGCATACTTGCAGGAGCAGCGAGTGGCGGCCGCAGTGACAGCTGTAATGCGGTCAGCTTGTCCAACTCTATCTTCTGCAGCTGCGTAGCATCCCCCAACGCCATCTCTCCAAGGCCGAAACCATAAACATTAGGGCCTGTGACTGTCCACCTGCTTATTATTGCCGGGAACTCCTCATAGCCTCCTATGGAGAGGAACGTCTCTCCTCTGTCTGCCCCATCCTCCCAGTACCATGCGAGATATGCCTTGCCCTTGAGTCCCTTGTTGCCGTCTATCCTGCCATCGTTGCGCGCTATGAGGTGATGAACATACCTCACATTATTGTGATTATTGTTAAAATCCGCAAGCGTCTCAGGGGAAACCTTGTCTTTGCCGAACTGCTCCACCATCTGAGCCGGAGTCATCTGCAACTTCCTGTAGAACTCACAGGGAGCGCGCTGAGCATCTACGCCGATTGCGTACTCTCCTATAGTCAGCGGCACAGGGAGAAATCCGCGCTTCGTGTCCTCCAGAAGCAGAAACCCGCCTATCCCAAACGCCCCAAGTTCCTCATATGCAGAGTAGAACGCATCATAGATACCGCTCTTACTCATGTAGCTCTGCATAATTTCCTCACATTTACTGAGATAATCGAGGACTTTATTGCTCTCCCCAAGCTCAGGATCTTCCGGAGCAAGCCGGAACCATTGATTATTCGGGGAGGTCAGGCCGCTCTGCATACCGGCAGCCAGAACGGAAACCGACCAGGTAGGTGTATCGTTGGCAAGTGTATTCATACGCCGCTTGCCGTCCTTGATGTCCCCATCAAACCAGCCGTGAGTCGGCAGGATGTTATCTCTTATATCCTTCCAACGCGTCTCCCATATCCGCCTCTCCCTCAAGAGGTCAGACACTCGCCTGTCTAGCTGATGCCGTTTCGCATCAAGTCGCATATCTCATCACATCCCTAACAGCTTCTTGGACTCGGTCGGGGCTGCGCCCAGTATCCCTGTAACCTTAGTCGCATCGTAGCCGACCCTCTTCTTTTTGCGCTGTGCAGCCTGTTCCGGTGTCTCAGATATCTCTCCTACAAACTCATCTGTACGCTTAACATTTGCCCTCTGATTCATAGCATCTAACGCTAACTTAAATTCCGCTTCTTTGCGTGCCTTCTCAGCCGCTTGTCTCTGCCGTTCGAGAGCAGCAGCCTGCTCTCTTGCCTTTGCTTCCTGCTCTGCACGGAGACGTTCCTGTTCGGCCTTCTGACGTGCCAGTTCCTCCTGTTGCTTCTGTTGCTTCTGCATTCGCGCCTGCTCTGCCTGATACTGAGCCTGTTGTGCAAGATACGCCTGTTGCCGCCTCTGCGCTTGCTCAGCTGCCTCTGCCTGTTGCCGAGACGCATAATACGTTGCCCCTGCGCCTATCAATGCCCCTGCAATAGGTACTACTGCTGCACCCATTTATCGCACCTCCTCAAATCAAAGCCCTAAAGCGTCTGTAAGCCCTCTTGACAACTGGCTCTTAATATTGCCAAGGTTGTTGGCATACTGTGTGTATAAGGACTTTGATGTCGCAAAATCTCCCCCGAATGGAGAAATGCCGTATGGCATTACCTCGCCGCTTGTAGGCAGGCGCAGATTCCTGTTCTTACCCTCGATTTGATTGACTATCAGCTGTAGCCATTGATCAACGTAATTTGCCATCTCCTACACCTCACATCCCAAGCAGCTGCTTGCTGCCTGTGTACGCAGGATCCAATAGCCCATACGTTAGGTTGGTAGACTTCATAGACATGCTCTTGCGCCGTTTTTTCTCAAGCTCTGACAAATTAGCCATGTCCATCGAGAGATCCTCTTCGTAGGTCGGCACTGCGACAGACTGCTTCGCCATCTGCTCCTTCTGTAGGTTTAAGGTGTCCCTTGCTGTCTGCTCCTGCAGCTTACGCGCCGCCTCCGCATCTGCCAGCTGCTGCGCGCTCAACTCTTTCTGCAGCGCGAGCTGCTGCTCTTGAAAAGCCTTCTGCTGAGCCTGATATTCTAAGCTCAGCTTATTTGTCTCATCCTGCAGACGCGCCTGCTCTGCCTGATATTTTGCCTGCTGAGCAAGATACGCCTGTTGCTGCCTCTGCGCATCCTCTGCTGCCTTGCTCTGTTGCTGAGCAGAGTAAATCGTAGCCCCTGCGCCTATCACAGCGCCAATTATCGGTAATGCTGCACCCATTTATCGCACCTCCTCAAATCAAAGCCCTAAAGGGTTATATTTATCCCATTCTTCAGCCGGGTCAGCCGACCACGGCCGCTCAATCGCATCGCGCCTGATCACTGCAGCGCCAAACGTAATTGCGAGTGCATCAGCAAGGTCCGGCGACAATATCCCCCGGCGCCTCATATCCTCTTTCTTTTCCAGTACCAACTTGCCACCCAGGTTATAGCTGTACTCAGGGGCAACAAGGTCATCTCTGAGATCAGCATTATCCTCTATCGCACCACCCTGCTTTAACCAATCGCGCATCTTATACCAGGCTTCCGCCCTGCTGTTCATGCAGTTGTCGAGTGTGGCCTTGCCTGCAGCATTAAAAGCTATCGGCTGCCTATTCATCAAGTGCATTGCACTGATCACAGCCTGCCCCACTCCTATGGCATCAACGATCACAGCATCTGCCTTGTGCTCATCCTGCAGATTGATTGCAATGCTGGCCAACCGTTCCGGCTCAATACCGCGCGTTTGGAATAAGATCCTGCTCATCAA